TCAGGGTAGTAGAATTCACCATACTTGGGTATGATACTAAATTTATGTCTTTTTAATTCTTCCATAATATTATCCGTTAAAAACTATATAAGCCGCATTTTCATTAGTAGAAGAAAATTCAGTTCTTGAAACACTCTCTGAAACATATGCCTTTGTAGTCGCTTGGTTGATAAATGTATCACCAGCTGTTCCTACTGACCACACTACATTAGATGTACCCCAAACTTGAGTTGAGGTTCCCCAAACTTGAGAAGTACCTAATACAATACTTTGAAAAGTAACATCATATGTCCCACCTTCAAGTGGAAGGTTTGTAGGAAGTATTATTTTTCCTTTTACCCAATTTCCTGATGATGTAGCTGGGAATATAAAAGATGATGAATCTTGGGTATACCCATCAACAAATAAAGCCCTTACACTCTGTCCTGATGAAAATGAGGAGGAGGGTATAAAGGTGATGTTATTTGAGGAAGATGCGTATAAATAAATCATTTAGTATATCCAAAAAAAATAGTAGTTAGGGAGCTGCGAAAACCACAACTCCCCACTACTATTATATAAAAATTAACTAACAGTGATACCTGAAAGGACTCCAGCCAACGAAGAACCCGAAAGGGCGCTTGCTGGGTCTGGCTCTTGACCTGTGAAGGTCAAAGTATATCCTTGTAAATCACCGAAAGCCGTTCCGGTTTGTGCTTGTCCACCACTTAATGAAAGTCCACGAGTTTGTCCAAGTAAGAAGAACACAGTACCACCCTCATTATTGTTTGTTTCAACAATCATTGTGATATCTGGGTTTCTAGCTAATGTTTTGACTTGGTTTCTTGTGGAAGATTGCAATTTGTGGAATGGCGCGTTGACGACCTGTTCGTAAAAAATGGTTCCATTTTCTAAAGATGCGTTGATAGTCTCGGTGAAATCACCTGTTTGACGAGTCAACTCAAATTTGTAGAAAATACCTGAACCACTAATTACTGAAAGCAAACCTTCAGTGCCACTTGTTGAACTAATACTGCCGGACAAAATGTAAATGTTTTTTAAACCACCGGTGTTATCACGGCAGCCAAGGGTAAACCCTGAAACAATATCGCATGTAGTACTCATTTTTGTCCTTTTTTATTTTTATTCAACAATTACGCTCTGTTGTTACTAACCCAGAATTCAGGATAAGCTACCTGTACTCCAAGCTTTGTTACAACGCGGTGCTTCAATTGGTCACCATTGATATCGTACCAAAGTTGGAAGTTAGATACATCCGACAATAGGTCAACACCAACTACGATTTGCTTAGCAGGTCCCATAACCAAACGGTCTGAACCGGCAAGACCGATTGTTCCAACAACAGTTAAGTTTTGAACGAATGGATATGTCATAGCCATAGTGTTTAAACGATTCTCAACTGAAGATGGGTCGTAGTAGAAGTTGTTTAACGTACGAAGAGCAACAACATACTTTCTAAAGTTTGCGATTGACATGAATACAGTTAAGTCTTCTCTATCTTGAACATCATTAGCAAGGTTCTCTAACATTGTATCAATCGTTGTAAGGATGTTAGCTGAAGTAACAGCAGAACCTGTGATTGAGTTAGGAATTACAACGCCAGTAGTGGCTGAAGAAAGGATTTGATTCAATCCGTTTGAACAAGCGCCTGAAGCGGTGTTAGCAGTCCAAATGAAATTGTCGTTGTTCTTTTGGAAACCACGAACGATTTGGTCAGCGTATTCAGTTACAAGAGTAAATGTCTCGTTGTATGAACCTTCAGGCTGAAGAACACCAAGGTACTTCTTGTCAAGGTTGCGTAAGCAAAGACCATCAAATGATGATAATTGGCAAACTTCAAGGTCACGCTGGGTGAAAGAAGCAGTACCGGCTGCAGATGTTACACATCCGTATCCGTCTACGATTTGCAAATCAACTTCAAACAAGTTGACTGGCTCTTTGTATTTGACGCCCTCTTTTACAGTGACGTACTCAATTGTTGAACCGACCATGATAGATTTTACCATCAATTCGCCGGCGGTTTGGTTGCTAAAGTCTGACAATGCAGCTACATTAAATCCCATATTTTTCCTTTTTAATTATTAGTTTTTTGATTTTTAATCGCAATGAATTTATCAACTAAATCTTGATTTAATGATTTAGAAAATTCAGTACGAGTTGAGGGGTGACCTACGATAGTCTTTTCGGCAGCAGGAGCAGCTGAGAAAGAATTGAATTTAGATTCTAAAGCAGTCATTTTTTCATCATGCTTAACCATCTTCTCTTCCATTTTTTTCATCATTTCGCCTACAACATCAGCAACAGCTTCAGTTACAGCAGAAATAACTTCTTCTGAAATTACCTCTTTAACTGTATCAGCGACTTCAGTAACTACCTCTTCAGGAGTTGCTTCTGCCATTTTCTCTTCTACCACATCGGCCACAGCCATTGTAGTTTCCATGATTGCTTCAATTTTACCATCTTTTGTGCGGATAGTTACTCCACCTTCAAGCATATGCTCTCCATCAGGTGCAGCGACATTGCCGTCTTCCGTTACAACAAATATTGCTAAACCTTCAGCAAGTGCTTCACCATCATATTCTAATGTGAGTGCGCCGTCTGCGGTCTTAATTGTCATAAAGGATTGTTTTTCAATTAGGTTAAAGTGTTTTTTAACCAATTCTTTAATACTATTCATTGTGAATCCTATTATTTTTTCTAAAATATAATTAAAATAAATTCACTCACCCCATCTACTAATCACTAATAATCGCAATTATTTAGTCCAAAAAGTAAAACTTTGTTTAAGTTTTATTTATTCTCTACCCATATAAATATCTAACTCAAAGGGGTTTCGTTAAAATTACTGAAAGTTTCCACTTTGTTTATTCAGTAATTCATCCAAGAAAAAGCCTTCAACTGAAAAACCTTTGAGTTCACCACTCTTGATGTAATCATTCCAAAGTAGATTGTTCTTGACCTTCATCATTCCATACCAAGTTCCTTTAGCGTATTCTTTACCGCCTGAATAGATAAGGGACTTATCCCTTTTTGGGTCAGCCACAATCCATGACTCAACAACAAATACATCATCAAAAGTTTTATTGGAATCGTGTTCTATGTTTGTTGAATCGGTATACTTCTTTTGCATAAACTTGTATGCAATTTTCTTGATGGTTTCCTCTGAAAAATAAACATAATATTTTCCATCCTTCTCATCATACCTTTCAATCAATTTATCGGGAATCATTAAAGGACCCGCAATGATTTGTTGGTCTTGGAATTCTTGCCTACTGAAACGAGATGTCACAATGTCAGATGGATTTACAACTTGCCCACCAATTAAAGCAAGTCCACTTGCTGGGTTGGTTAGTAAATCAAATGGTCTCTGAACATCAGTAGTTTCATACCTACCCCACTTATCAAACTTGGGTTCAAAGAATTGAGTGATTACTTCCCAATTGTGTCTGCAATACTTTCCACCTTTATACAAAAATATATTGTAGAAATTGTTTTTAGGGCCGGGTCCGAAGCCCGTATTAGGTCCAGCCAATGACATATTGTTGATATCTTCTTTGCGGTATACCTTATCAATGTCTAACAAGAACCTACAAAAATCCCTATTTTTGGAATCTCGTGGACCTACATACTTGTATCTAATCCTTGTATTGGGTGAATCCATAAAAGAAACCTCATCGGGCTTTGCCGCTGAACGAATAGCTGATGTGTTGATAAACTCTCGTTTAAATATCACATCCTCTTCACCCATTTGTTCTAATTGTTTTAATAGTTCAGATTGTTCTTCAGGTGATAAATTATCCCAAGATTTCTCTTGCCCTTTTAACCATTCTTCATATGCCTCATTTAACATCTCATCCATTGATGGGTCGTGTTCCTCACAAGGCATGTATACTACAAATTCACCTACTTGATGTTCGTGGTATCCTTCACACCCAGCGATTTTAGCAACCTCTGAAGCTTCAGTCGGAGTTGCAAACACCGGAAGTCCATCCAGCTTTCCCAATAACGCAAATAAGCGTGATACATAAGTTTGTATAGTTCTTTTGTCTTCTTCATATCTTTCTCTATAACTTGAATAACATATTGCTGCTGCTTGTTCTTGGTCGTATCCCTCACTTAAAAGTTTAGGAATACATCTACCTAAAAAATCATCTTCTGATTCTCCACCTCTTGGGTCTACAAATTCTTCTTTGCTGGCTTCAACCCTTTTAGGATGGTCCTTTGGTAATAAATCGTAATCAGTTGTATACTTTTTGTTTTCGGGTCTACCATTTTTTAATAAGTAAAGGAATGCGTTTACCCTTGCATAAGCCCATTGTTCAGCTGATGATACATTAGGTGAGTGTGATGTATTGTATGCACCTAACCCTCTTTGGAATACTGATTTCAATGCTCCTAATGTAGCCCTACCATTTTTGGTATTAGAATCTTTTTCGTTAAAATCATCTACCTTTTTTTGTAAGGTTTTCTCTTGTGCTTCAGTTACCTTAGCGCCTCTTACACCACTTGCACTCCCTTCAGCAGTTCCCTCACCCTTTGGGTCTTTGTTTGGTGTATCGGACTTTGGTGCTTTGGGTGATTCTCTAATACCACCTCTTGGACCTACCTCTGCAAACTCATCAAATAAATCTACACCAACTCTTTGTAAGAATAGTTCTAAATCAAATTGAACTCCCTCTTCAGCAAAATCGTGAAGTGTATCAATTACTATTTCTTTTCTATTTTCAAGGTCTTCTACCTTTAGAATTAATTCAACA